TACGCCAAGTACACCAAGGTCTCCGCCGTGTTCTCCGTCAAGGTCACATCACGTTAATCAACCCGCCCCTTCGGGGGCATAAAGCGAAGGAAAAGCGATGAAATTCCAAAACACATTTTGCTCCCAGTGCGGCGGCGAGTTTGGCCCCGGTGATCATGGCTACAGCCATTGCCGCGACCACCAACGTCAGCAAACTGCAAGCATTGGAGTACACAGCATGAGCGAGACCACTATGAGCGAACACATAAAGGGCTTTGACGCTGGCTATGCGTATGTCCTTACCGAGATCGAGCAGTGGATCAAGCGTGAGGCGCACGACCCCCAGCGCATTGCCGCCGTGCTGTCCCTGCTGGCCCATCTGAAAATGGAGCAGGGTAGGGAAAACACCTAGAAGAAAGTGTTGACATGGTGAAATACAGTGTTACACTATCATCACTGCAATCAAGCAGGCAACAGCGAAGGAAAGCGAAATGACACACCCATTTGAAAAAGCAGGACTCGGAACAGCGCCATTCTCTTGCACGCACGTTAGCGAAAACGTGTTTGCCTTGCCAGACGGCACCAGCAAGGCTGGCGGTTGCTGTGATTATTGCGGCACCGGTATCCGTTGGGAGTTCTGGATCAAAGGCTCCATCGCTGGCGCACGCCAGTTCAAGGTGGGTTGCGATTGCGTTGCCAAGACTGGCTGGGGCATCGACCGCTTTTTGGAAGTACGCGCCGCTCACACCCGCGCACGCCGTCAGGCTGGTGCCACAAAGCGCCGCGAGGCACGCAAAGCCCAGATCGAGGCAGAACGCGCTCAGAGAGCCGCTGACCGTCAAGAGGCTACCCAAGCATGGCGCGACGCCAACAGCGCCTTGGTGGCCCGTTTGGCCGCATACAAGGGCACCAATGAGTTCCTGCTCAGTTCTATCGCCAACCTCGCCTATTGGGGCAACTTATCCGCCCGCCAAGTTGAGGCTGTAGAGTCCTGCTTCGCGGTGATCGACCGCCTTGAGGCCGCACGGGCCAACAGCCAGCACATCGGCGCGGTGGGTGACAAGGTCACCCTGACCATTACCGTCGAGCGCATCATTGTTTTACATTCTGAGTTCTACGGCAACAATTACATCACCATCGCCCGCGACGAGGCAGGCAATGCCATCACCTATAAGGGCAAGTCCAGCATCGGCGGCAAGGGTGACACCAACACCATCAAGGCCAGCATCAAAGAACACACCGTATACAACGGCGTGAAGCAGACCGTTATCCAGCGCCCTAAAGTTCTTGAAACCGTTTAAGGAGATCACCATGACCTACATTGCAGAAATTGAAACCCGCGTCGCAGGCATTCCCTGCGTGATCGGTGTCGTTGACTACATCAGCGTGGCTGGCTCCTACAGCCAGAACGCGGCCAGCGACTGGGACTACCACGGCTACAGCGAGATCGACTGGGTGGTGTGTGACCGCCGTGGCCGTCCTGCCCCTTGGCTGGAAAAGAAGATGACCAGTAAGGACGAGTCCCGCATTGAGCGCGAGATTGCCAAGTACATGAACGACTAACCCAATCAATAACCAACTGAAAGCGAATCGATTATGACAAACGAAATTGACATCACCATCTACACAGAAGACCAGTCCCGTGTTTCTATTGCTGAGTGGGACGACGGTGGCGCGTGGCTCAAGATTGGCGTGAAGAGCGGCGGTGCATACACAACCTTGACCCGCGAGGAAGCCCAGCAGTTGTTGGCTGGCCTGCAAGCCATCTTGGCAAAAGAGGTGACAGCATGACTGATACACAAATTCTGGTGATGCTGGGCACCATTTGGGTTGCCCCTCATGCCCGTGGTTGGTACGGCCAAACCATCGGTTGCATCATCTTGATCGTGGCCGCTTGCAAAGGACTGGGGTGGATATGAACAAGCAGGAGATTGACGACATGATGAAAGACCTTCCAAGCCAACAATTACCAGAGGAGACCGTGTTGCAAAAGTTTATTATTGGTATAATGATGATAGCGTTTTTGATGTTCTGGATGTGGGTGCCAGACTTCACGCTGGATGAGGAAGACTGCATGAAGCAGGAGTCCAGCGCGTATGTCAAGAACCTGTGTAAGGAATCGAAAGCGAAATAAAACCGAGTCGGTTCTTGGCCTCAAAGGCCGAGGCCGACAACATCATCTGGCCTTAGAGGTCGTTGATGTAGGTGAGACAAGGCAATGGCCTTGATTGGTATTCCTATGCCTAAAGCATAGACTGGCGAACCATAAGCGAATCGATTACACTGCGATCAATTCGACACTATGGGGAATATGGGTCATGCCAGAAACACCGAAGGGGCCAAAGAGGCCCGCAAAGAACACTAGAGCGGCACAGGAGGCCGCAAAAGCCATTGGGAAGGCCAAGGTAGCCTCGAAGGCTTCAAAGGCTCCTACGCCCGCAAATAAACCCAAGCCAACACCACGCAGAGTATTCGACCAGCGTATAGCAGACATGATCTGCATAGGACTGAGTGAGGGAATGAGCCTGCGCCAGATACTGAAGGCTGATACGACTGGAGTGCTTCCTGCGCAGAGTACGGTGTACGACTGGTTGTTGCGCCAGCCTGCCTTCGCGGAGCAATACGCCCGCGCAAGAGAGGAGCAGGCCGACACCAACGCTGATGAAATCTTGGAGATTGCCGACGAGATGCCGCCCAAGTTCACAGACGACAAGGGGCGTGTTTACCTCGACCAAACCTACATCCTGTGGCAGAAGCAACGCATCGAGGCCCGCAAGTGGACGGCCATGAAGTTGAAGCCCAAGAAGTACGGCGACAAGTTGGCGCTGGGTGGTGATGCTGACGCCCCGCCTATCAAAACAGAGGAAACATCGTCTAGCCGCCTGTTTGACATCATCCGCAACCTTGAGATGACCAAGCGTGCTGGCTAAAAAGCCTTCCACCACCTACGGGTTAACCCTTGCTTTCGGGCCTATTGGTGCCAGAAAACACGGGCTGAGACCAAAAGGTGCCACGTTATGTTAAGTTCTCTCCTCGACGAGGAAACCGCCGCCGAGTTTGACTCATGGGAAGAGCATGACCGCATCGCCCTGATTGCCCATGCCAACTGGGTGTCAGGTGCCCACAAGTATCAGATACCGCCACCATTAGAGCAGGACTACACCGTCTGGATGATGCTTGCGGGTAGGGGTGCCGGGAAGACCCGCAGTGCCGCCGAGGCGTTGTGGTGGTGGGCATGGACGCACCCTGACACCATGTCTATCGTGGTGGCACCCACCAGCAACGACTTGAAGTTCACCTGCTACGAGGGGCCAAGCGGCTTGCTGGCGTGCATCCCCAAGGAACTGGTGGTGGACTACAACAAGCAGGATCACCTGATCAGGCTATCGAACGGCTCCAAGATCAGGGGGGTGTCTGCTGACAGTTACGAGCGCCTGCGGGGTATCAACTCCAGTTTCGTCTGGTGCGACGAACTGGCCGCGTTCCAGTACATCCAAGAGGCTTGGGACATGATGGTCATGGGCCTGCGCATCAAACCAGACAAGAAGGCGCACAGCCAGCCCCGCGTCATTGTGACCACGACACCGAGGCCGAAGGACTTGATCCTCGACCTAGTCGGCAGGGAGGGTGACGACGTAGTGATCGACCGCGCCACAACATATGAGAACGCCGCCAACCTAGCCCCCACCTTCAGGCGGCAACTGGAACAGTACAAGGGGAGCAAACTCTACGAGCAGGAGGTGATGGGTGCCTTGGTCGATCTTGAGGACGGCAAGGTGGTGTCCCGCGATATGTTCAAACTGTGGCCGGGGCACAAGCCCTTCCCCAAGTTCGAGTACATCGTCCAGTCCTATGACTGCGCCTTCTCAGAGAAGGAACACAACGACCCGACGGCCATGACCACATGGGGCGTGTTCAAGCCCCTAGACGGGCCTATGAGCGTGCTTCTGATCGATTGCTGGGCTGAACACCTATCCTTCCCTAAACTCAAGCCCAAGGTCATTGAGGAGTGGCGTGTGTCGTATGGTGAAGGGCGCGACGCCAAGCGGCCAGACCTGATCCTCGTGGAGGACAAAGCCGCAGGCATATCCCTGATCCAAGAGTTGCGCTATGCCCACCTACCCGTGCGTGCCTACAACCCCGGCAGGGCTGACAAGATGCAGAGGCTCCAGATCACCGCGTCGATCTTCGCGACTGGCCGCGTCTGGTTGCCTGAGTCCGACACCCACAAGGGCTATGTCAGGAGTTGGGCCGAGGGCTTCCTGTCCCAGATATGCGCGTTCCCTGATGCGGCACACGACGACTATGTCGATAGCGCAACGCAAGCGATTCGGTTACTCAAAGACATGAACTGGCTCGACATCAATCCCGAACCCCCTGATAATGACGACGATTATCTGGAGTTCACCCAACCGAAGCGGGTGAACCCGTATTCTGTTTAAGGAGCAACATGGCTGACCCAACCAAGGTGATCAAAGGCGGATTAAAGGCTATACAGGCCGCAAGCAAGGCGGCTGATGAGCAGTTGGCCGCAGGCAAGTTGAAGGCGGCACTGGAGGCCCAGCAAGCGCCCATGACGCGCCCCCAAGGCACTGGCTTGCCTCTGATGCCCCGAGACTATGGGATGTACACCTTGCGTGAGCAGAAAGACCTTCCCCGTATGCCAATGGTGGACAAGGCCCGCGCCGAAGGCAAATCGCCCAAGTACAACGAGCGGATGCAAGATTTGCTCGACAGTCCCAAGGCCCGCAAGAAGGTGGACAACCTGATCAACAAGGGCAAAGACCTCAACGTACAGGAGTGGTACGGCACCGAACCCCTGCGCCAAGTTACGCTGGATGCTGGCCGCACACCAGAGCAGTTTGAGTCAATGCTGGCGCAATTGGCAAGCGCCAGCCAGCGCAACCCGGTGGACAAGCAGAATCAGATGGGTTCATACCTGTACTACCTGAGTGAGACAGGCCAACTGCCTGCCAATTCACTCTTGTTGACGAACAAACTCAAGAAGGCGCTCAAGGAAGACCCGTCGCTGGCCCAAGGCCGCACCTTGGTAGAGTTGCCCAAGGGCTATGGATCGCTGGCGCAGGGTGACATCTTTAACCGCGCTGTGATGATCGGCCAAGGCGACATTGCTGGCGCTCTACCCCCAAATAAGAAGTTGGGCACCTTCTATGAAAACCTACTGGGCAACGTCAAGCCCGTGACGGTGGATGTGAACGCACTGCGTGGCCCTATCATTGAGCAAGGTGACCCGCGTTGGCTGACATCCAAGTTGGTGGAGAAGGATGAGACTGGCAAGATCACCAACTCGTACAAGCCGCGTGAGATGTATGACAGTGGCGAGATGTCGATGAGGGAGGCTCAACAGCGCCCCGGGTTTTGGGAGGCCGCGCCCTCTGGCTCCGAGTATGCAGGCTTTGAAGAACTGTGGCAACGCGGTGCAAAGCGTCACAGCATTGAGCCAGCAGAGGCGCAGGCGCTGGGCTGGTACGGCTCTGCTGATGTGACGGCGCTGAAGACCAAGCCAGAGAACTATGTGGACAACCTTGAGAGGTTGATCAAGCACACAGCCGAGCAGACAGGTAAGTCGCCTTCTGAGGTAATGAACGACATGATTACTGGCAAGGGCTTCCTACGCAAGGAGGGCGGCGCAGTGAAGCGCGAAGAATCCAAAGAAGACATGGCCCGATTCCAAAAGCGATTCGCTATGCACAAGGCTATTGGCGGCAGAGTCAAGAAGATGGCAGGCGGTGGCCGTGTCAGCATCTTTGACGCGCCAGCAAAGCGCATGGCAAGTGGTGGTAAGGCCAGCATCTTCGACAAGCCCGTCCACATGGTTGACGGTGGCAAAATCGGCAGAGGCTTGATGAGCGTCTTTGACAAAGCCAGCAAGGCCGCTGATGCCACGCTGGCTGGCGCAAAGGCATTACCTGTGGCAGAGCGCGACGCTAACCTTGCCAAGATGCTTGAGAAGAGCAAGGTTAAGAACAAGGCGTATCACGCAACAGATCAAGATGTAAAGCGGTTTGATCCAAAAGCAGACAAGCGAACAGAGAACAAGTCCAACATTGCTGGGTGGATGACAAACGATCCAGAGTTTGCAAACGACTTTGCGTCGCAGAAGTTTAGGTATTGGAAGACCCGTGAAAGACCTTGGGAGGAAGACCCTAATGTGCCACCGGGCGTGAACATTATGCCTGTGCATTTGTCAATTGAGAATCCTTTTTACGCCACCGACCTGATCAAGAATTTATCTGGCGAACTGAACATGGATGAGGCCAATGCCGTGGCAAAGGCGCTAGGTGTAGGCGTTGATGAGTTGCTTGGCGACATCCCCAAGGCCATTAAGTACAAATCCTCTGGTAGTGAGCGTGAGCATATGCCCAGAGGGTTTGACCTTGTGAAGTCCACCGTGGCAACCGACGCGATGAAGCGACTAGGCCATGACGGCGTGATTGCCATTGAGAACGGCTCAGAAGTCTACGCGCCCTTCAAGGAAACGCAAATCAAATCTGCCACAGGCAACCGTGGCACCTATGACCTTGGAGAGTCTGACATCACTAAAGCCCGTGGTGGCCTGCTCCACATGGACAAGGGCGGGAATGTAAAAGATAAGAGTTGGGAAGAAAGACTCTTCAAAAAATTTGAACATCTTCCCAAAATAGGGCCTCCATCACCATTTTCTCCGTTAGACGTTGCTTATGGGTTATACAAATATAAAACAGGAGCATTCCCAATAGAAAACTGGTATAGCGACCTTGAATTTCGTACAAGACCCCGTCAAATTGATACAGGTTCTGTGCCTGTGGGCACGCAATTTAACTCAACTGATTTTGATTCAAATGAGTTAAACAAAAAACTTGAACCAGTTCAAAGCCGCGCCAAAGGCGGTGCCGTCGGGCAAGAGTCACCAGCAGACATGGCACGTTTTAAGAAACGGTTTGCCATGCACAAAGCAATTGGTGGCGCGGTCAAGAAGCCCCAGAAGTTTGACGGTGGTGGCATTGCATCCCCAGAGGAAAGTTCTGGCTCTCCACCTGACCGTGAGCAAACCAAGGCTGGCCTGATGGCCGAGTTTCTTGCCAAAGCGGCAAAGGATCAAGGCAAGGAGGAATTGTCCAGCCTAAAAAAGCCACGCGCCCTCACGGATTTGCTTAACCGTGGCGTGCTGGCGAACAATCCATTAAGCGCAGGCGTTGACCTTTTCAATTTAGGTCTGAATGTTGTTGGTGCAGGGAGCGAAAAGCCATTCCTTGGGTCTGAACACATGAAGGACTTGATGAACAAGACGGGCGTGACATCAGGCGAAGAGCGCCCCATGATGGAGACTGCGTTGAGTTTTGCCAGCCCCGCAGGCATGATCAAGGGGGCTATGAAAGCAACAGACGCGGCAAAGAAAGCGCCTGAGTTAATCAAAAAGGCATCAGACGCATTCACTTCAAGTAAAATGTCTCCTCTGGCAACAGGGGTGAAGACTGCAACGGCAGGGAAGCCAACAGGAGCAACATATGCTACAAAACAAGAAGGGCCATTCTTCCGAGTCAGCCCAACAACACTTGACACAAGTAAGGCAAAGACGCGAGGAATTAGAGAGGGAGATGAACTACAAGGCCCAGCCCCTCTCGGAGAAGGAGCAGGATCAACTGGACGCGAAACTCCGCAACTCTTATCGTCAGAAGAGGTGGGTCGAATAATTGCAGACCCAGTTGCAAACGAGCCACTGAACATTGCAAAGAAATACACGCAAGAGACCCAAGGCGTTGACTTTGGGGTGCCTAACATCCCTGAAAGTTCGCTTGCCAAACAGTCAGCCATTGGCCGCGCACAGCAACTTGCGGTAGAGGGATCGCCTGAGTACAAGACGGCGGTGTTTGACGCCTATGCCAAGCAGATGCCTGATGTGCTTGAGCAGGCAGGAGCCAAGAACTACGACGACCTGATGGAGAAGGCTTATCGTCAGATGGCAAAGGAGACTGACGATCAGTTCAAAGTCCTGCCTTACAACTTTTCGTACCACCGCGCAGGTGAGGGAAACTACAACGGGGCTATGGACATGGCCTCTGATGTCCACGGCAACAAACACCTGTATGTGTACCAAGGCGGTGACAAGCACGATTTTCTAAACCGCATAGACCCAGCGTCTGGCTTGAACGAGAACGAGAAGTTCCGCGCTGTTCACGACCTGCTTGGTCACGCCATCTACGGCAACCAGTTTGGCCCCAAGGGTGAGGAGATGGCATGGGCCGTTCACAGCCAGATGTACAGCCCGTTGGCAAGGTTGGCTATGACAGCGGAGACTCGCGGTCAGAACTCAATGGTCAACTACAGCCCGCTGAACGCAAACTTAAAGGCTGAACTGGCAAAATACGACAACATGGCAAACGAAGCCCGCAGGAAGGGCGACGAGACTCTTTTGAGCAAGATCAATGCGGCCAAGCGGCAAGCATATGCTGGCTTTGAATTTGCGCCCAACAAGGCGGTTTTACTGCCCCCTGAGTTCCTTGACCCCAAGTTTGCTGGCGGAATGCCTGCTTACCTACAAGCCGCAAACCGACCCGCCAAGGGAACCGAAACCCAATCGGTTTTGACTCACTTTAGCAACGACCCTAATTTGCAATCAACTGATCCTCGCAGGTACGGCACTGGCATTAAGGGTGCGGAGGGTGAGCGCCTGCGCGACTATGCTGGTGGCGTGCGTGACCGCTCGTACTTCTACATGGGCGAACCCGGGACGGTGTCACCCGAATCGGGCCTCGGGGTAAACCGCTACCGTGGCGAGGCGTCCAGCCTGTACGACATCACGCAAGACCCGTTGAATTTTCAGAAGTTAGCCCGCGAGTCAAACCGCACGCCATTTACGGCAAAAGTCAACCAAGGCGTAACCTACCCTTTACAGGATGCCAACGACATCGAACGTTTGGTTAAAGAATACGGCTACCAAGGCATGGCAAATCCAAAGGCCACCAAGCCAACGGCTATCATGTTTAAAGAAACACCAGTTCGCCGCCAAGCACGCGGTGGGCTTACATTGATGAGATAACTTTATGGCAACACAATTTCCAAATGACCCCAACGCAGACCGTTTTATTGACGGTCTGAAGATGACTGACGACGGCGGTGCTGTTGCTGAAGTGCCTGAAGAGGGTCAAGATGTCGAGGAGTTGGAAGATGGCTCGGCCATCGTGACGCTAGGTGAGTTCAAAGGCCCAGAAGAGAACCCAGACTTCTACGAGAACCTTGCGGAGACCATCAACATCTTTGACCTTGAGAAGATTGGGATGCGATACCTTGATCTGATTGAGAAGGACAAGGAGGCCCGCGAGAAGCGTGACAAGCAGTATGAAGAGGGTCTCAAGCGCACGGGCTTGGGCGATGACGCCCCCGGTGGTGCAAACTTCTTCGGTGCCTCCAAGGTTGTCCACCCCATCATGGCCGAGGCGTGCGTTGACTTTGCCGCCCGCGCCATCAAGGAAATGTTCCCACCTGACGGCCCAGTGCGTACCAAGATTTTGGGCGAGGTTACCGAAGAGAAGACCGAGACCGCAGAGCGTAAGCGCGACTACCTCAACTGGCAGTTGACCGAGCAGATGGTCGAGTTCCGCGACGAGCAAGAGCAGTTGCTCACGCAGTTGCCACTTGGCGGCTCACAGTTTATGAAGATTTGGTACGACGACAAGAAGCGCCGCCCCTGCGCTGAGTTTGTGCCCATCGACAACATCCTCCTGCCCTATGCCGCCGTGAACTTCTACACAGCCCAGCGCGTGACAGAACAGCAGGACATCACTGGCTGGGAGATGCAACAGCGCATCGACCGTGGCCTGTACCGCGACATCAGGCTGATCCGCGCTACGGCAGAGCCAGAGCAAACAGCGTCCGAGAAGGCCAACAGCAAGATTGAGGGCAAGTCGTGGGATGACAACGAGGACGGCCTGCGCCGCGTGTTCCACATCCACACATGGCTGTCAATTGACGACGACTCATTGACCAACGGTGACTCCGCCCCCTACATCCTGATGGTTGACGAGTTGGAGAGCAAAGTGCTTGGCCTCTACCGCAACTGGGAAGAGGGCGACGAGGCAATGGAAAAACTGGACTGGATGGTCGAGTTTAAATTCATCCCTTGGAGGGGCGCATACGCTGTTGGGCTACCTCACCTCATCGGAGGTCTCAGCGCGGCCTTGACGGGCGCATTAAGGGCTTTGCTGGACACTGCGCACATCAACAACTCGGCCACGATGCTGAAGTTGAAGGGTGCCCGCATCTCTGGTCAGACTCAGCAGATCGAAGTGACGCAGGTGACGGAGATCGAAAGCGCCCCCGGTGTCGATGACATCCGCAAGATTGCCATGCCCATGCCGTTTAATCCGCCATCGCCTGTGCTGTTTCAATTGCTCGGCTTTATCACCGACGCCGCCAAAGGCGTGGTGACCACCGCTGAAGAGAAGATTGCAGACGCCAAGTCTACGATGCCAGTAGGCACCACGCAGGCTTTGATTGAGCAGGGCGCTGTGGTGTTTTCTTCCATCCACGCACGCTTGCACGAGAGCCAGCGCAGGGTGATTGGAATTATTGGCCGCTTGAACCGTTGGTACTTGGATGAGCAAAAGCGCGGCGACATGGTGGCCGAGTTGCCCGTCAAGAAAGAAGACTTCAAGCGCAACAGCGACATCGTGCCTGTCAGTGATCCCCACATTTTCTCTGAGACACAGCGTGTGGCCCAGATGCAATCTGTGTTGCAGTTGTCCACACAGTTCCCTGCAATCTTTGACCAGCGTGCTGTTGTGAATCGAATGCTCAAGCAGTTGAAGATTCCCAACGTGGGCGAGTTGATTCCGAACGCCAGCAAGCCTGCGGAGATGAACGCGGCAGACGAGAACAGCGCCATGTCGCTCGGACGCCCAGCGTTTGCCTACCCGCGTCAGGATCAGTTGGCTCACATCCAAACCCACTTGGCTTTTGCGCTCGATCCCGCTTTGGGATCAAACCGCTTGATTGCGCCCAAGTACATCCCCAATGTGCTGGAACACATCAAGCAACACATGATGCTCTGGTACACAGGCCAGATGTCCTCCTATGTGCAGGGTGAGACAGGCGTGCAGTTTGGCAAGTACGAGGACAGCAAGTTTGTCAAGCAGATTGACAACGCGGTGGCTCTGGCTTCTACGCACTTGTCAATGGACACTGAGGAGGTGTTCAAAGGCTTGTTGCCTGCACTTGAGCAACTTGGGCAACTTATGCAACAGTTCAAGCCACCAGCACCTCCGATGGACGGCGAGGCACAGGCTGTGTTGCAGGCGTCTATGGCCGAGACCCAGCGCCGCGCCGCAGAAGACCAAGCACGCCTTGCCTTCGACACGCAGAAGTTGCAAGCGGATATGGCGCAAAAAGACAAGGATCGTCAGATCAAGATCGCAATCAACTCGGAGGACAACCTCACGACAGAGCGAATGAAGACTGCCGATTTGACCTTAGACGAGGTCAAACTAAGACAAGAGCAGGAGCAGACTGCTATCAAACTGCAAAACCTTACTCAACGCAACTTAGGAGATTGAAATGGCTATTACTGACAAAGACCAACAGAGCGAACTAGTCAAGCAACACCAGCGCATGGCGTCTGGCGCTTGGGTTACAGGTGAAACCTTAAAAGAGCAATCAAAAGCGACCCTACCAGAGGCTAACAGCGACCACGGGAATTTCTCCCAAAACAAGGGCGTTGACAAGAGAAACGCATGAGGTATGTATCCGACTTTATTGGCGCTGTAAAAGTGCGTAAAGAGGCGGTGGTACAGGGTTTGTCAACGGGTAATGCCGCTGACTACGCCTCGTACCAGCGTCTGGTCGGACATATCGCAGGACTTGATGAAGCCCTTGAAATCCTTAACAACCTTTTAAAGGAAGATGACGATGACAGATAGCACGGTGGCTGGTAATTCAGCCGATTTGCGGGAAGCCTTTCCTGCTGTAGACCCCGGTGCGATACCCCTTGGCGCAAGAGTTTTAGTACAACTGCGCCGAACGAAGAAGACGGTAACGAGTGCCGGGATTATTTTGGTCTCCGAGACCAAAGAAACCGAGAAGTGGCAGAACATGGTCGCAAAAGTAATCTCTCTTGGCCCATTGGCGTTTAAGAAGCGCGACACGATGGAGTCATGGGTAGAGGGAACTTGGTGCGAGGTTGGTGATTTCATCCGCGTCCCTAAGTGGGGCGGTGATCGTTGGGAGGTTCCAGTCCCCGGCGAGACCCGTGATGATGACCCAGCCCTCTTCATGGTGCTAAACGACCATGAAGTGATTGCCAAACTTACTGGTGACCCACTTGCAATGAAGGCATTCCTATGAGTACCGAAAACGAACAAGAAGTGATCGTGATCCAAGAGGAAAAAGACGGTTCTGCGACCATCGATTTACCTCCAAGCATCCCATCACCAACAAGAAACGAGAACGAAGACTCCGACGAGGCTGATGACCGTGCCAGACAGGCTGAAATGGCCGTTGGTGGCGGTGTTGACCCTCACGCCGAAGCCCTGAGAGAGCAAAAACGCCTTAAACGGATCAAGCGCAAGGAATATCACAAGCAAGTCTCAACCGAAAAAGACCACAAACTGGACTTTTTGAGCCGCCAGAACCAAGAATTGATCGAAAGACTGTCAGTTTTGGAGAAAAAGGCGCAGGGAAGTGACCTTGCACGCCTGAATGCGGCCAGACAGGAGAAGCACAACAAGATTTTGTTTGCCAAAGAAAAAATGGCCGAGGCAACCCAGACTGGCAATGGTGCAATGCAGACTGCGGCGCAGGAATTGTGGTTTGACGCCCGTCGGGAGTTTGAAGCCCTTGATACGGTGATCAAAAAGGCCACCGCGCCCCAACGTGAACGCACAATTCGCGCCCCTGACCCTCAACTACAGCGCCATGCCAACACTTGGATGGCAAACAACCAGTGGTACGACCCAAATGGCAAAGACCCTGACTCAAAGGTCGCTTTGACCATAGATCAGGCAATGGCTGAAGAGGGATGGAACCCAAAAACGCCCCAATATTGGGAAGAACTTGACAACCGCTTGCTAAAGTATTTGCCTCACCGTTATACTGGCGATACC